CTCCGTCAGATCTGGATGAAAGCGTGAGGCGGATGGATGAGTACTTCAAAAAAGCCCAGGTCGAATCCAGTACAGGAACTGATACTGAAGCATCCGATTGAGATCGGACACTTTGTCGGATTCAGCGATCTGACGGATCTCCATAACGAATGGCTGCGGCTGTTCCTCTACAGTGCCGGCGATCTGACGCTGCAGGCACATCGTGGCTCATATAAGACAACAACGCTCTCTCTGTTTTTTGCAATCCATTCCGTGATTCGTCCAGCGGAGACTGTTTTGTATTTCCGGAAAACGGCGACGGATGTCGAGGAGATATCCAGGCAGGCGATAAATATCCTGCAATCAGGATGCATGAAGAAGATCGTTAGGGAGCTATATGGTATCGATCTGCAGCTGACCAAGGCAACCAATAATGAAATTGATACCAACCTGAACAGATCCGCAAAAGGATCCAGTCAGGTTGTTGGTCTTGGCATTGGAACCAGCATCACCGGAAAGCACGCCGACATTGTCGTGACAGACGATATTGTCAATATAAATGATCGCATCTCTCAAGCGGAGCGTGAACATACAAAAATCGCCTACCAGGAATTGATAAACATCAAGAACCGCGGAGGGCGATTTATTAATATCGGCACACCATGGCACAAGGAAGATGCTTTCGTCCTGATGCCAAAGGCCATGAAATGGGATTGCTATCAAACAGGCCTTATCGCACCGGAGAAGCTCAATGAAATACGGCGTCAGATGACGCCGTCCCTTTTTGCTGCGAATTATGAGCTGAAGCATATCGCCAGCGAGGGAGCGTTGTTTACGACTCCTCCGGAATGGACAAGCGACAAAGAGAAACTCAGGGATGGAATATGCCATATCGACGCTGCGTACGGAGGAGAGGACTTTACTGCCTTCACCTGTGCCAGGATGGGCAAAGACGGAAAGATGTACATGTACGGGCGGATCTGGCAAAAACACTTCGACCGATGCCTGGATGAGTGTATTGCCATAGCACAGGATCTTCGATGTGCTCCATTCCTCTGTGAGGATGCAGATAAGGGCTTCCTTGCAAGAGAACTGGAGATGAAGAAAACTCGTGCTGTGACATATCATGAGCGTGAAAACAAATACATTAAAATCTCGACGTATTTGCGCAAATGGTGGCCGAACATCGTCTGGCTGGAAGGAACCGATCCGGCATACATCAATCAGGTTATGGATTACACCGAAGACGCTGAACACGACGATGCGCCAGACAGCTGTGCGTGCTGCGTGCGGCGCCGTCCTCTATGCCGTTGAGGCATTGATAAAACAGGCGACATGGAGAGTGCAGGCGCCATCTGAAAGCGCTCCCGATGTGGAGTGCGCTCAGTTTCTGGAATCGTGCTTGTATGACATGAGTCAGACGTGGCCTGATACACTGTCGGAGATACTCTCATTCCTGACTTATGGATGGAGCTTTCACGAAATTGTCTACAAGCGAAGGATGGGAACAACAGGAAGACCGGAAACAAACTCGGTTTATTCGGATGGACTGATAGGCTTGCGTAAGCTGGCGATCCGATCCCAGGAAACACTTTACCAATGGGAATATGATGGTGAGGATAATCTGATTGGGATGACTCAGCTTCCGCCTCCGGATTTTGGCCTTCGGACAATCCCGTTCGAGAAGGCCGTCTTGTTCAGAACAAAAAGCCGAAAGAACAATCCGGAAGGCAGATCCATTCTGCGATCCGCATATCGAGATTGGTACTTCAAGAAGAGGATTCAGGAGATCGAGGGAATCGGAATTGAGCGTGATCTCGCTGGACTCCCTGTTCTGACTGCTCCGACGGGAGCAGATGTCTGGTCAGACGATGAGGACATGCAGGCAACTTATGCCAGGGCAAGCGATATCGTTTCAGCAATCCGGAGAGACGAGATAGACGGTGTTGTTCTCCCTGGACCACCTGATGAAACGAGGGCAGGATGGAAACTCGAATTGCTTGCCAGCACCGGAAAGAGAAGCTTCGATACGTCTCAGGTAATTGAGAGATATGATAACAGAATAGCGATGTCCATGATGGCGGACTTTATCCTTCTTGGGCATCAAGCTGTGGGCTCTTTCGCTCTGTCGGACAACAAGACAGAGCTTTTTGCCGTTGCTCTCGGTTCCTACCTCGACATTATCTGCGAGGCGATTAATACACAGGTGTTCCCGAAACTGATTGGATTGAATGCGGAGCACTTCAAGGGGATTACTGAGGTCCCTGAGATGACCGGTATGACCGGCAGGAGGATGATGACCCGGAAACCGAGAACGGAGACCGCCGAATCAGTCACCATGGCGAGGATGCATCACACAGAAACGATGAGAACGACGGGCGTGAAGTTGATCCGGATGAGCTGGATCCTGATGAGCAGGAAGGAAAGAAGACCAGAAAAGAAGATGGAAGGTGATACTGCTTGCCAAAGTACATCACCTTTAAAAAGAGAAAGTCGTCAGGCCGGATCAGGCCGGAGAACGTAAAGTCAGAACTCGAAAGATTCGTCAACGAAGAAGCCCCTGAACTAACGTGGATTGTAGGCAGGACAACAAGCCGGATGCAGAACGAAATCACGTATGGAGATCTCGCAAACGCCATCCGGCTTGGGTATGTCGATGAGTCATGGATCAGAAGCTGGCAGCAGGAATATTCTGAGCTTGTGCGTGACCATTTGGGACCAGCTTGGGAGACAGCTATCACAGCGGCAGCCCATGAAGTACAAACTACCTTTGGTCTGGGAGCGATAAATATTACAGCGAGACACATCCGGGAGTATGTGGATCACCATTCTGCTGAATTCGTAACAAACTGCACGAATACTCAGAGGGAAGCAATGAGAGCCATGATCCGGAGAGCTGCAATGACCACAGACAGGAGTGTTGACGATCTCGCCATGGTAATCAGGCCGACGATTGGCCTGACCAGACCGCAAAGCAATGCACTGGTGAGCTACTACGAGGAACTGAGAGCCGACGGATACACCTCAGACGAAGCGAAGAAAATGCAATTAAAGCGCGCTGCCAAAATGCACCGGCAGCGCGCTGGAGTGATTGCGCAGTATGAGCTTGCAGATGCGTACAATGCCGGATTTACGGCGGAGGTACGCGAGGCAATGTCTTCGGGGGCTCTTCCAACACTCCGGAAAACGATCTCCACATCTGGGCTCCCGAATGTGTGCGATGTTTGCGCTGCACTGGAAGGAGTAGTCGTAGACTGGGACGGCAATTTTACAATTCCAGAAAACGTCAAAGGGAAGAGGAATGGCAAAAGCTCTGCTGAGCTGCAAAAGCAGCTGGATAAGATGTTCCACAAGGACAGACCGCCATTCCATCCTAATTGTCTGTGCTCTCTGAAGACGGAGAAGGCCAACGATTATGTCGTTCCACCAGGAGACAACACGCAAAAAGGCAATAATATGCACGAAGCATTTTAAGAATTTGGAGTGGAAAGCCAGAAACAAAAAATTGGCTACATTTTGGATCCAGACAGACTAAGAAGAAATAGCTTTGGAATGTAAAATGAAACACGCTGAACAGCGCGTTTTTCTTTACGCAGATGGGAGGCGATGAGATGAACAGAATGATCGAGATAGCGAAGCAGGACGACGAGAAACATATTGTATTTGGCTGGGCTTCTGTAGCTGCGGACAGCAATGGAGATCCGATCCTTGACCGCCAGGGAGATATCATCGAGATCGGTGAGCTGGAGAATGCGGCATATGAATACGTGCTCCGGTCCCGATCTGGCGGAGAAATGCATGAACGGGATCGCAGAGGAATAGGCGTGATGGTGGAATCCATCGTCTTCACAGGCGTAAAGATGGAAGCGCTTGGGATCCCAAAGGGGATCCTTCCATACGGCTGGTGGATTGGGTTGAAGATCACTGACGAAGATGCCTGGCAGAAGATCAAGAGCGGACAATATCGGATGTTCAGCATTGAAGGGAAGGCGAAGCGCGTTCCCATTGGAGAGGAGTGATGAACCGTGACCCGGAAGAAACGCGGCACAAGGCTGGATGAGCTGGAGATTACGTCAGTAGACATCTGCGACCTTGGAGCCAATCAGGAAGCGTACATGCGGATCGCCAAACGTGATCCGGAAGCAGAAGAGGAACAGGAGCTTGTCCGGAAGGTGGGCTCCCTTTTTGTAGAGCTGCTCAAGAAAGCATCAGAACGCGATTCTGAAGCAGAGCAGGAGCAGGAAGGGAAACCATCGACCGAAGACGAAGAGTCGCCAGATGGCGAATCCGGTGAAGATCCTGATGAAAGTCCTGACGCGTCTGATGAAGATGATGCCGATAAGTGCGGAGACAAAAAGAAGTGCGACGACAAGAAAAAATGCAGTGACAAGAAGAAGTGCGGCGATAAACAGAGATGCGGTATGCAGAAGTCCGAAGATGGTGATAACGGCAGCGATGCCGATCACGATAAAGAAACGGGTGCAAACCCGGAAAGCACTGAAAAGTCAGTGCGGAAAGGAATGGTCAATATGATCTTTGATACCACAAAGATGAATGCTGACGAACTTCGCCAGTATGAGGACCTGGCTAAACGGTTTGGATCTGATGATCAGCCCGGCATCGCGGTGGAAGAATTGAAAAAGCGCGAAGAAGCAATTGAAGAGCTGACCAAACAGAATAAGACCCTTGCTGAAACGGTCCAGAAGATGGCGGAAACTCAGTTGACAAGTGAACTGACTGCAGTTGCCAAGAACTATGAGATTCTTGGCAAGAAGGCTGAAGATCTCGTTCCGGTTCTCAGGATGATGAAGAAGAACGGCGAGGAAGTCTACAAGGCTTACATCGATTCGCTGGATGCATCCAAGGCAGCGATCGAGAAGAGCGGCGTATTCGCAGAGATCGGGAAAACCGGAAAGAACGACGAATCTGCGACACCTGAGCAGAAGATTGCCAAGATGGCGGCGGAAATCGCCAAGTCTGAGAATGTGTCCATGCCTGAAGCTCGGAAACGCGCATGGGAACGCAATCCTGAACTCGTTGCAGAGTACGAAAGTCAGTGGTAATGAATCAGGAAAGGAGAATGGGCTATGTATCTGAATAATATGTTGAATGACTCTCCGACCGTAGTTATTCCCGCAAATGCGGCGTTGAGCGCTGTTGGGATGAAGGCGTATGCCGCGAATTCAAGCGGTAAGGCGATTCTTCCTGCCGCCGCCGGCGATGTACCGCTCGGGATCGCTCTGGCTGACCAGACGGATGTTGCAGCTGGCGAGGACATCTTCCTCGCAGTAAAAGACATCACGCATTGGATCGCCGGTGAAGCTCTGGCTGTTGGCGATCTTCTGATGGCGCATACCGATGGAACAGCAAAGAAGGCCACTTCCGGCAAGTATATCTTTGCGAAAGCTCTCGAAGCGGCAGACAAGGATCAGCCTGCCGTCGTGCAGATCATTAACGCTGGTTACGCGGCGTAATTCTCAAGAAAGGAGAATAATGCTATGAATGGCGAAAAGAAAATTATGACCATCGGCAAGCGCTGGGTACCGAACAGCTATCTTACCGATTTGTCTGTGGCTTATTACCAGAGCCAGGATGATTTTGTAGCACACAAGATCTTCCCGATTTGCCCTGTTCCGCTCTCTCGCTCTGCTTACTACAAGTTTGATAAGGGCGATCTGAATCGGGATGGTGTACAGCGCAAGCCTGCTATGGGCAAGGTCAACCCGACGGTCTTCGGAACAACCGACGACTCCTACAGTTGCAAGGTTGACCAGATCATTGTTGGCATTGATCAGATCGAGGCACTCGATTATCAGCGCGCCGGCACTCCTGGCATTTCCGATCCGCGCAAGGCAAAGGTCGAAATCGTTGTTAATCAGATGCTGATTCATCAGGATGTCATGTTTGCCAACAGCTTCTTCAAGACAGGTGTCTGGAATGAGGAATGGACCGGCGTTGCTTCGAGTCCTTCCGGAAAGCAGTGTCTGAAGTGGAATGATGCCAACTTCGATCCCGTCAACTTCTTCAACAGCCGTGTTAAGGATATGCGCCAGAATGTACTTCGTCGGCCTAATGTTCTTGCTCTTGGCATTGAAGCGTACAACGCGCTGACGGAGCATCCGGACATTATCGACCGTGTAAAATACACGGGAAGCACTGTAAACCCGGCAATCGTCACGAAGAGTGTGCTTGCTCAGTTGTTTGGCGTAGAACGCGTAGAGGTGTTCGAGAGTGCCTATAACAAGGCTGCTTTTGGTGTCGCCGCAAACATGGATTTCATCTGCGATCCGAAGGATGCTCTGCTGGCGTACGTCAATCCGTCTCCGGCTATTGATCAGCCGTCTGCCGGATATACGTTTGCCTGGGATATGCTCGGCAATGGCAATGTAATTGCCATGGATGCCTATGAAGGTGAGAAGGGTACTCACACTGAGTACGTGGAAGGCCTGATGAGCTATGACATGAAGATTGTCTGCAATGATTGCGGCACATTCTTCCATGGAGTAGTCTGATAAAACGCACGTATCAGGCCCGCGCTAAAAGCGCAAAATGCTCACCTCCTGGCATTGGTTTGCTCCCTCTGACTGGTTTTCTTGGGGCTGGTCAGAGGGCCAAGCTTACCTAACGGGCCACATTTTCATAGTCACACAGGAGGAATTGATATGAATTACATCGTCCTAAAACCGATTATTCTGAACGGAACAGCTTACATGATAGGCGATCGTATTCCGGATACCGCGATTCTGGCACGGCGAGCGCCGATGCTCATTGCGGAGAAATACATCGCCAGGGTTCAAGAGGAAGAAAGACCGGAAGAGGCTGTCATTGCTTCAGTTGTGAAATCTTCTGACGAGGTGCCTACAGCACAGGCACGGAAAAAGCCCAAGCTGAAGAAACCGGAGGAGTGATCGTATGGCATACACCTACGACCCGACGCAGATCGGATCCCTCGGAAAAGACCGGATGCGTTTCGAAATTGGAGATATAGTACGGGATGATGAGGAGTTTCAACCCTACGTCTCAGACGAGGAGATTGAAGCAATCATCGCTACCGGATGCAGCTGGCGCAAGGCTAAAATCCAGATCCTTGAAGCAATATGCAGAACTCTCCAGTTCGAAGTAGACACAAAGGTAGGCCCGCTGTCTCTGTCTCTCGGAGAACGGGCGAAGCGTTTCAAAGACATGCTGGACGAGCTAAAGGCGGAGGACGCATCAATTTCTCCTGTTGTTGTAAGTGCGGTTGCAAAGAACAAGAAACCCCCATATTTCTATTCTGATATGATGCACAATCGAAGATCAGACGGGGATTGGAGGAATCGGTGATGAGTGCTGCTGCACGCAGAGGAAACCGGATCCCTGGCACGCTGTTTCTTCTGTTTGATGTCTACGAAACGATCAACGAGACGAATGACCGAGGGCGTGTTACAACCAAAATAGCAAACGAGCCTTATTGCGAGGCTCGTTTTTGTGTTGCCGAACTGGATGCCAAAGACATGGAGGCATTCCATCAGAAGCAGCTGGATGTAGATCACATCCTCGTTTCCAGAGGAAAGCCAAAAGCAAAACGCCTGGACATCCTGTCTCAGCCAGGTAATCCGGATTACCGGTACCGTGTTGAGTGCGTGGAGGATCCAGGCTTGTGGCATGAATACACGCTCTACTATTGCAAGAAGGTGTGAGTATGCCGATATCGATAAAACTGTCAGCTATTCCGACGAGAGCCTTCCAAAGTGTATATGCAGAAGCGAAAGCAAGATCATATGAGGCATCGATGGAGCTCAGAAATGCCGCTCAGGAGGTCCTCAAAGGAGAAAGAGGGGGACGCACATACAAGAAGCCGAATGGCGGAACGTATACGGCGTCTGCTCCTGGGGAACCTCCGGCTGTGCGGACCAACTCATTACGCAGCAGATGGAATAGCATCGATGAAGGAACGGATATATGCATTCAATCCGGAATGTTTTATTCCAGGTATCTGGAAGAAGGAACGAGGAAGATGGCATCCAGACCTTACGTGGACAGAATCAAACAGGAAGCAATGCCGAAGATACTGGATATATACGGAAAAAACTTCAATGTCAGCGTGATGTAAGGCGGTGATGACGTGCTTGAGGAATTGATTCGATCGAGACTGGCGAGCAGTACATCGATCGCCGGAATGCTTGCGCCATTCAACGGAGATCCGGCAATCTTCTACCAGATCGCTCCTCCTGATGCGTCATCCGGATGGGAAACAGATCAGTATCCGAGGATTGATTTCAGCATTGATATGCAGGCAGATCCGAGCAGAAACGCTGCAGGGATGCTCTATATCAATGTCTGGTGCGAACTTTTGGATTCTCCTGTGGAACCGGCCGATATTGAAAAGCTTGTCCGCCAGTCGCTTCACCGTGCGATTGCGAAGGAAGAAGGCGAACCGGCGTGCATCGTCATCTGGGAAAGGTCGGAAAACTTTGACGCAAAGAGACAGGATGAGCAAGGGAAAGACCTGTGCGGATACACGCTGGTCTTCCGGATCATAGCGATGCCTGCTCTGATAACGACAGATCCGTGTCCTATTGCCGGGTTGAATGCATTCACAAAGAAGATGTTTCCTGACGCGGTAATCATTGGGAGCGACAACTTCACAGGGTGGCTGGATGACGATGTTGCAGCCTTCTACTGGGATGTGCAGCAACTAACGTTTCAGAGACGTACAAATGTGTGCGTCTGGTACGGGATCGTTGCCGGCTGCCGAATCTTCTGCAAAGACGATGCGGATCGCGCAAATATTGCGTCAGTACTCGCGGAACATCTCGGCGTTTCGGATCACGTTACACTGGATGACAAATCTCCATTGTTTACGCTTGCTTGCCAGGTGAACCCTGCGTCTCCAGATGCTGTTGCCGGATCGATCATCTATACGGGACGTTACGGAGTGCTCGTTTACAACCACATGAAAAAATACCATCCGGATGAAGTGCCTGATTATGACTCAATGGATCATATTGGGTACGATTCCGATATTCACAGCGCTACGCCATAAGCGAGGAGGGGATTCAAATGGCAAGGAAATATACGCCTCATGTGACGGAAGACGTCGAAGAGGAAGTTACGGAAACGGAAGAGCAGCCGGTTGCGCAGAAAACAGAGCAGGTACAGACGCTCTATGAAGCATCTGAAATCGCCAGAAATGCGCCAAGGCTTTTTGGATATTCTATCGATATTGCGACCGCGGCTCTTGCCATGAAAAAGGTGAAATCCTGCACGCTCAAGCGTGCTGAGGAGATCATTAGAGACTTTGCAGAGAGGAAGGTGTGAATCACATGGCTGGTAAATTCACTACTGGCGAGGTAAAGGTCCGTCCTGGCTCTTATTTCAATATGAAAAGCAATAACGGCATTGAACTGCTTGGTACTCCGAGCGGGATTGTCGCTTGTGCATTCAAGGCCAATTTCGGACCGCTTAATAAAGTTGTTGAGCTGAACAGCATCAGCGACATTTCTGATTATTTCGGAGATGACAGCGTTGCCAATTCCAACACCAACACCCTTGAAAAGATCTTCATGGGCGGCGCGTCGGTAATTAAGGCTGTCCGCGTTGGAACCGGCGGAACCTGTGCGGCGATTACGCTGAAGGACACCACAACCACAGACGACACTCCGATCGAGGTCATTACGCTTACTCAGCGCTATGCAGGAACCCGTGCCCTGTCGATCACGATCAAGGATTCCCTGAGCCTTACAACTCAGCGCGAATGCATCATCTACTCCGGCACCAAGGAACTGTTGAAGGTCACTTTCGATAAGGGTACGGATGAAGTCAATTCCCTGGTTGATGCTATCAATGCGGTAAACGAGGGAATTGTCACGGCAACGAAGCTGGCTAACGGCAACGGTGTTCTGGCTGCCTTGAACCAGACAAGCTTTACTACTGCCGGCGTTTCTCCGACGATTACATCGGCAGATTACAGCACTGCGCTGTCCATGCTGGAAGCTGAGACGTTTAACGTGATCTGCGTCGATACCAACGAAGCGTCCGTCCATGCTCTTCTCAAGGCATTTGTTGAGCGCGTTAATGATGCCGGTCTGCTTTGCATGGGCGTTGTCGGTGAGCCGACAAGCGTGCCTCTGGCAACGAGGAAAGCGGATGCCGCGGGGTTCAATTCTCCGTCTATGGTCTATGTCCTGAACGGCCAGATCATCGGTGGTGAGACGATTGAAGGATACAACGCAGCCGCCTTGATCGCCGGCCTGATCGCTCGTGTTCCGTCTAACCAGGCGATTACGCACATGACTCTCGGCGGATCTGATATCGTTGGTCCTCTGACTACGACTCAGATCATTGAGTGCCTGCAGAGCGGTGCCATCGTATTCACCAAGAGCTCTACTGGTGCGATTCAGATCGAGCAGGGCATCAACACTCTGGTTTCCCTGAGCACGGATCAGGATGCAGGCTGGAAGAAGATCCGCCGCACCAAGACCCGTTATGAGCTCATTGACCGGGTACAGAGGAATACCGAGCCACTTATCGGTAACCTGACCAATGATGAGAATGGGCGCACCACCATCCTTGCGATCGTCGTCGCCATCATCAATGACATGGTTGCAGAAGGCAAGCTCATTTCCGGCACTGTCGAAGTGGATCCGAGCCGCGCACCGTCCGGAGATTCCGCATGGTTCGCCATCAGCGTCTACGATCTGGACAGCCTGGAGAAGCTGTATTTCACCTACACCTTCCACTACTCTGATAACTGATTTCAGAGAGAAAGGAGATAAACTATGATTCTTAACACTCGCCCGACCGTCGATGTGCGGAAGATCATGTCCGCAAAAGACGGTATGCTCTATGATGAGAACGGAAATCCCCTGGTCAGCGCAGAATCGTATCAGACTCAGCTGAACGTCACAAATGCGACGTATCAGCCGCTCGGAAATGCGCAGGAGAAGAGCGCTATGACTAGCTTTAAGGTCACACTGACTCTGACTGAGGTTGTTGTTGAGGACAACGCATTCTTCCTGGCTATCATCGAGGGAATGAAGAACCATACCATGCCTGTGTTCAATTTCCGCGGTGAGATTACCTCTCCTTATGACGGCTCCAAGGAATCCGTCGTCTATTACCAGTGTGTTCCGGATGGCACGATTGACATCCAGAACATGCAGTCCGGCGAGCTGTACAAGCGCGAATGGAATTTCGTCGTCAATGAGCCGCCGGAGCTCCTGAGCCAGCTTGTAAACGCTGACATCTAATTTGACTAAAAGTGCCCAGACCGGCGATGAGTTGGTCTGGGTGCTTTGCTTATCATTTACTGAGCACTGCTCGAATCATTAGGAGGCAAATTATGGAGAACTATATGGACGATACCATGATGCAGGATGACGCTCCTGTAACACAGGAAGAGTATCTTATTAACGAGGCGGATATCCTCAAGGCACTGAGTAATGAGGACTTCCATGAGGAAATAACCAAGACGATAGAGATCAATCTCGGCAAGACTATTTTCCGTTTCCGTGTACGTCCTCTCACCGAGAAGGAATGGGATGAGTGCCGCGAACGGAGCACCAAATACGCAAAAAACCGGCGTCTCGGTGGCATGAGAATGCCGGAGAAAACCGATACATCTGCTTATCACACAAACCTTATCTACACCGCAACGGTGAAGGAAGACAGGGAAAAGCTCTGGGACAACAAGAAATTCTGGGTAAAGGGAATCATTACCGGCCGCGATCTGGTCGACCGTCTGATTCCGTTCGCCGGGAAGAAACAGCAGATCGTAGATATCATTGAAAAGTTGTCCGGATATGACGATGAAGACGATTATGAGGAAAACGTAAAAAACTGATTAAAGCAGGCGGGCGGGCAACACTGCTCGCCCGCCTTTTCTTGGATGTCGGGATCCCTCCTGACGAGGTTATGTCAAAGCCGCGGTTTGTTCGCACATTCATGCTCAAGGCGATGGAAGTGCGGATAGAGCAGGAAAACGAACGCGCCGCGGCAGCGAAACGGGCAAAGAAGTAAATCTCCGGAAAGGGGAGTGAAAGCCATGGGTGAAACAATCAAAATTACTATTCCGGTCGAAGTAACAGACGAGAGTGGCGATTTAAGCTCCCTGAAAGAGACGGAAGAGCTGCTTGACAGGCTCCAGGATGCCGCCAACGCAAAGATAGATGGAGACATGTTCGGAGAGATCGAGAAGGGTGCCAAAAAAGCGGCAGATGTTCTTGGCGATGTCAAAGAATCCATGTCGAATATCGGCAAGGGAGCAGAAGGACTGCAGCAATCCGGAGAAGAAGTCGATAAATTCACGCAGCGAGTTGAGAAGTCACAGAAATCCCTTCTCAAAGCTGCAGCGGAAAAGATCAGGCTTGTTGTCCAGGCAATCGATGAAGCCACACCGGCAATAAACAATATCAAGAATATCCTCGGGAACCTCGCCGGGAAGGTGTGGAAGGTCACGCTGAAGGCGGTGGATCTGGTAACGGCACCATTCCGAAAGATCAAGGATATTGTCACATCACCAATTACAATAGGCCTGTCAATGGCAGGTGTATCGCTTGGGGCTCAATCCTTCATCAATGAGTACAAGGAATTTACGTCGATCATGTCGAGCGTCAAATCGATATCCGGAGCAACCGGAAAGGATTTTGACGATCTTGTCACAAAAGCGAGACAGCTTGGCGCGACGACGAAATTTACAGCCACCCAGGCCGGAGAAGGAATGCAGTACCTGGCCATGGCCGGATGGAAGACGAATGATATCATCAGCGCGATGCCTGGCCTTCTGAGCCTTGCGGCAGCTGGCGCGACGGATCTGGGCACTGCATCCGATATCGTTTCGGATGTCATGACAGCATTCGGAATGAGCTCTGACCAGGCAACGAGGGCCGCTGATATTTTTGCCGCGACGGCATCCAACTCCAATACGAATATCTCCATGATGGGAGAGTCAATGAAATACGCGGCGCCGGCAGCGCGAGCATTCGGCATTGATCTTGCTGAGACTTCTACAATCGTCGGCATGATGGCCAATGCTGGCATCAAAGCTAGCTCCGCCGGCACCGCTCTCAGATCTTCCCTGCTCCGCATGGCATCTCCGACTTCGTCAATGCAGAAGACGATGAAGAAGCTTGGAATGTCCTTCGCGGACTCCAATGGAAACATGAAAGACATGGGATCCATTATCAGGGAGATGAGCGATGCATTCAGTGGTCTTTCCGAACAACAGCAGCTGGCGGCGGCCAATGATCTGTTTGGCAAGAACGCCGCATCTGCATGGCTTGCGGTTATCAGCCAGGGAACCGGCGAATATGACAAGCTGTATCAGAAGATCAATGAATCGAATGGCGCAGCGCAGAACATGGCGAATACTCAGTTGGACAACCTGGAAGGCGATCTTGCGATCCTGCAGTCAGCTGTATCGGAAGTAAAGCTCTCGATCATGGACAGGCTGGGAGAAAAGATCCGGAGTGTAGTCCAGTGGGCAACTGAGCAGGTCCCAAAGATCGGTGAGACGGTTAACACGGTTATTGATAATGCAATTTCTGCGTTCGACAGATTGCAGGAGAGGTTTAATACGATCTTCAGCTCCATGGACTTTCAGAACGCAGATCTTGCGGGAAAAGTTAGGATCATGTGGGATGAGATCATCGCGAAGCCATTTGAAGAATGGTGGAACAGCAATGGCAAGGAAACCATTCTGAATCTCCTCAGCGAGCTGGGCTCTGCCATGGGCCAGATCTACCATGGGATCGCAGCGGGGATTATCTCCGCAATCACGGGAAAAGAGATCGATGCATCGTTTGACTTGTCCGGATTCGCTAAAGCAGGAGCGGAAGCAGCGTCCAGCTTTGTAGGCAGTTTCATGGAAGGGTTGGACATTGGCGGATTGTTTAATGCGCTGCCTACTGGCGCGAAAGCCGGCATTGGGCTCTATGCTGGAGCAAATCTCGGCAGTGCCGCAATGGGTATCGTACGGAACGCAGCACTGATCAAAATTGCGTTTAGCGGAATCGGAGCAGCGGCACCAGTGGCCGCGGAAGGCGTAGCGGAAGCAACCGTTGCAGCCGGAGAATCTGCCAGTATATTCAGCGTATTAGGCGGTCTGATGGCTTCAGTTCCTGGATGGGGATGGGCGCTGGCTGCCGCGATAGGCGTTGCGGCACTGGCAATCTATGGCTACAACAAACAGATCGAGCAGGAACAGCAGGAGCTCATCAATCTCAGCAGGTCCTGCGAAGAAGCGAACGCAAACTTCACAAAAGGTGCGGAACAAGTCAGATCCTCCGTAGGCAAGATGCAGGATCTGCTCAGCGAGAAACACAAAATAGAATTCATACTGTCCGTCAAAAAGGATTTCGATTTGACTCCGGAACAGTGCGAAGAGATTGTTGATAGAATCAACAATCTGCAGGATGACGTCGTGAATCTGGCTATCGATATCTCACAAAGTGGAAATATAAGCGCGGAAGATGCGGTGGAAACCGCAAATACACTTGCAGATGTGGAGAACAAGCAGATTTCTGTATTGGCCAGCATTATATCCTATGGCAATACGGAAAAAGGCAATTCGGTGTATGAACTGATAAACAAGTATAACAATGCAAGCTTTGACAAGAATCTCCAGGCGCAGGTTGCAGCTGAGATCATCGCAAATTGCGACAACGAAGAACAGGCTGGAACCGTACTTGGATTGCTCAAAGACTACGATAATGCAAATCTGACTCCATCTCAGTGGTTCCAGACGACCGCTATGATCCTGTCAACGATGGGCGGAAATGCAGATGCATCTACGCTCCTCGGGATACTGAAGGACTACGAAAACGCCCAGCTGAATGGCGGAGAATATGACTATAAAGCCGCATTGGAAGCTGAGTTTGGCACAGGGAGTGCTTCTGCCTACTGGACCTATCTGCCATTGTTTGAATACTACGAGAAGCTGAAAAGCAACGAAGCGAAGATTGTGGCAACACTGGAATCCTCGGGCGTAAGCTCGGAGGATATTTCCAAATTGCAGGAATTGGCTAACCTGATTAACGAAAAAGAGAAACTGACACTGCTCCTTGAAGTACAGGGATTGTCTGAGGAAGAATGCGAAGAATACAAGAAGCGCATTCAGGAGATAGATGAGGCGTTGGGGAAGTTGTCCGGAGCGGAAGGCGCATCCGGTGCCGCTCTGGACTCAGCCATAGCGGCAGAACAGCAGCGGCTTGAACTGGTGCTCGAGACTCTGGCCGCTGAACAGGCCCTGGCAGCTGCCAGGCTCAGGAATAAGATGCCTGAAATTATCAGCAAAGAAGAGGAAAGCCGTCAGAAAGAAGAAGCGATGCGCGGAGAGGTGGCCGCTAAGCAAGCGGAGTATATCCCTCTGCAGCAGAGACGGATTGATGCGACAAATCTGGAGAGAGAGCGAGTTGAAAAGCTTGGAACGGCCGGATATGAAGAATGGATGAGAAGTGCCGGCGGTTACATCGATAAGATGTCCAGTCTTGTGGCGGATAGCAGATTTGATAAAGAAACTGACGAAATATCATGGAACGATGAATATGCTCGCAATTACGAAGCTATGGCCAGTAATCTGGATTATGGTGGCACCGGAGCATACGAAGCCGCGACAGACAATACAATCGCAGATACATTTGAAAGCGCTGCGGCATACCTTGAAAGCTTAATAGACGGGCTCGAAGCAGAGCTCACTGCTCAGGAGAAACAAACCGCGGAATACGCCCAGATGCGTCAGAATTATCTCAATGCAGAATATGGCGGGATTGTCCACGATAATTTCAAAGGTACTGCGTATGACGGAATGAGTATTGAAGACATCATCTCTCATTTCGAAGAGTTTTCCGGAAATCCCGAGCTGGTTGAAGCACTCACGAACACCATTGCCGCGGTCTACCATGAAAGGCAAGTATAGCTACGGAGAGCGGGAGATCCGGGGCGCACAGAGTGCATTGGAAGGCGCGAAGACTGCAGAAGATATACAGAGCGCCAAAGAAGCCAGAGATAACGCGATTAACAGCCAGATTGCACTCGTTAATGACTCTGCCAGGGGAATTGATCAGCTGACCGGACAAATCAATGCAAAGGGAGCAGATATTGACGCAGCCAAGGCAAATGGCGCGTCACAAAGCGAGATAAACGCACTCCAGCAGGAGCAGATCGAGCTTATGAAGCAAAGGGTAACCCTGACGAGGGAAGCTCAGAATGCAATGGATGGGCTTGCAACACAGACATCCGAGATTCAGGACAGCAACATCAACGACTCTCTGAAAATAGATGACGCTACCGTGAATGCGATCGCAAATGCATCACAGAATCTGGCAACAGCTGAATCATCTGCGATTGGATTAAATGGCCAAATGCAGGGAATCGGCAGCCCGATCGCTGAAGCACATGGCTTTATCCAGACGATGATCAGGGATCTGAACGAGCTCAGAAATGGCGGGAAACCGTATGTTATTAAGTTTGAGTACAAGACGCCGCCAAAGCTCCCCGGCTTTGCCGACGGCAGCACTCCTGAAGCGCAAAATCTCCTGCGAGAAGCAGCCGGTGCAAAGGAACAACTGACATTGGTTGCCGGCAACGGAGCTGGTGCAGGCGGAATGACGAAAGGCAGAAGGTATACGCCTGTGTCTGATGCGGAAATCGAAAATGCGCGGCAGGCGTCTGAAGCAGATGAAGGTACAGATGACCGATCCAGAATCGGAAAGCTGGCAGAACGAGCGAAGCAGATCATGGAGGATGCCAATATAGACAAAGCATTCAAGATAGACGAGAGCGTCGCAGAATCGACAGAACAGATCAAAAACAACATCGTTGAAGCTGCGAGCGCTGCCGGCCAGATCTCGGATGGGTTGGCTGGAATAGGTGAACCGCTTGATGATGCACATGGATATGCAATTAAGCTCTATGAACAGCTTGAGCAGCTGACCGGCAAGAAGTGGAAACTCAAGTTTGAGTACATACAGCCGAATGAGACCGTTAATCCGACCGACGGAGAAGGCAACATAGAGGGAGCGGAAAACTATGCAGGCCTTATGGACTGGATCCAGTCTCTGCCGGAAAACGCAATTCCGTCCGATATTGGCGGCATAATTCCGTCCGATTTTGGCGGTATAACCTCTGGAATGCTTGGTGGCGGTATAGATACCGATTCGCTCAATGAGATCTCTGAATTCATCGGGAATTCTGTCGATACAATGTCGGCAGGAATAGAAGACGGAGCAACGTTTGGAGGGTTGTTTACAATCCCTGAAGAAAGCACTGAGGCGCTCGAATATATGCCTGAAATGCTCGAAAACCTCGGGGGAGCACTTTCTCTCGTCGAAGAAGGAGCGTCGCTTGGAGAGGCTCTTTTTATTGATCCGACGAGCGCTGAGACAATCAATGGATTGCCGGAAAGTATGCAGGGCGGTGCGGCTGGAATAACCGCGATTGCATCGAATATGGCAACGGCATCCTCCCGCATTCAGAAGTTTATTAAAGACATTCAGGAAGCAAAGAAATGGCTTGAAGTTATATGTAACACAAACTGGATTGTATACATCGACATTGTTGCAAGAACGCTCAGCGGCAGCAGCAACGGATTTGCAGAAGGCGGAATTGTTACCTCTCCGATCATGTCGTGGGTAGGTGAAGACGGACCGGAAGCAATTATCCCTCTGGGTTCAAAACGAAGAGAGCGCGGACTCGATCTGTGGCGTCGTGCCGGCGCTGCAATGGGCGCATCAGCAGCGGATTATGCGGCGTACGATCCTACAGAGGGAGACACAACGCAGCCGTCCGTCAACAGCATGGACAATGCAGCGTTGTACGGAGGAATGTCCGGATTTGCAAACGGGCTCTCCAATGTAAGAAGCCTTGCGGAGGATTATTCCGATGCGGGAATCAATGCTCCGTTTGCGAACGTTATGGAGAACATTCCGGAAGATTACTGGAACAATCTGTTCAACAATACCGGCAGCTCCGGCGAGGAAAACAATGCGGCGAATCTGCTTCCATTCGGTGGATTCGGCGCACCGATGAACAATGCCGGAGGAGAAGAAGACGGAAACGGGACAGGCGGAGTATCCGTCAGCGTCAGCGCACAGCCTGCATTCACGATCAATGGCAGCGGAGATCCGGAGGAGATCATGGATGCCATCAGCAGCCGTCTGGGTGAGATGGCGGAAATGATTGGTGGAGAGATCGCTAACCAGGTTGAAGCAATGAAGGATAATCTGAAGTAGAAAGGAGCCTGAAAATGCCGTACGACGAATTATTGGAAGAAGAATATGAACCCGGATCCAGATCAGGATCCGGTTCAGGCTCCGGCGCTGAGATAGACACGGATATCGTATACGAAGACAGCAGCGAAATACTCAATCCGGATGACGAGGATTCAGGAGTTTCGTTTTCGAAACCATCAGGAGATCTCACCGTAGACATCGAAGAAGATGAAGCGTTTGAGGTCCGGGCGCCAGAAGCTCCGATCTTCAAGCTCGTTCCCAAAGACAGTGCAGATCCCCAATCGGATGAGTTTAAGTTCAACCTCAATCCAGACAAATTCAGCGTCAAACAGGGCACAAAAACCCAGTCTCTCACTGTTATCAAACGGGGAGAGATAAAGTATCCAAGAGG